ACTCCGTGACATTATTAAGTATTTATATCATAAAAAAACCCACCGAAGTGGGTTCATATAGTTTGTATGACCTTACAAAATCTTTCAATCATCTCCCTGATCACTATATTTTGCCATTGCCACGTGCGCCTTGGAATTATGCTTAATGAAATCATCAACACTGTTGTGTACTACAGGTTTCATCTTGTGCGAATCCTCAGGATCTTGTGCAGCAGACAAATGATGAGCATTTTCGCCAAATATTTCTTGAACAGTATCTCTCTTGATTTTTGTCTTTTTCGAAACATGATCAATCATCTTATCAGATACATGATCAGCACTATCGTCCGAATGAGGAATACCCTTAATTATATGCCTCTCATCACCCTCATACATATCTAAATGTAGATGATTAGATTTTGGATATTGTTTTGAATCCTGCTTATCTTCCTCAGCAATTGATCTCAAACCAATAGTTTTAGTTTTTTGCTCGTGAAGGGAAATGAATTGAGAATATTTTTCGATAGACATTGAGTTCTCCAATGGAGGTAGTGTTGTTGAAGTATTTATAAAAGTATATCAGCCACGCCTAGATCGATACATTCTTGCGCAGATAACCAAACATCTGATGGTGGAAGTAGTTTGCGTTTGATTGTACGCTCATCCATATCAGTGCTGTTCTTAATAATGTCGAGCATCTTTTGTTTAACAAACCGTGTTTCGCGTTCTGATGCTTTGATATCGTGCTCCTTGCCTTCGTAGGAAGTAGAGAACTGATGGCACATGATACTTGTATTCTTTGCAAGTGTTCTACCACCTCTTTCACCTGATACAAAAATCATGAATGCTGCACTCATCAAACTTCCAAGACCAATTGTTTTAATTGGAATCTTACTTGACTTCATCATATCAATAACAGCAAATGAATCGTAGAGATCTCCACCAATACTGTTAATATAAAGTGTCAAGTATTCTTTTGGAGTTGGGTTTGTATTCTCACTTATAATCCATTGAATTAATGGTGTTGTGTTAAATTGATTGATCTCACCAGTTAAATAATGTATACCGCTAGTATACAAATTAAATTCAATTTGGTCTTCAACATTGCATATATTGTCAGATAGCATAATATTCCTTATGGGCATTTAATAATTCGGAGAGCTTCACGAACAAAACTATCATCTTGATCATTGTTGCGCAAGTATTTAGCCTGCAACCTATAGGCTTCTTTCTCATTGCTATACCAGACGTTGCAATCATATGCCCTGAATCCAGTATTTGCTTGAATGTGATGAATGAATTCATGTACCAGTATTGATTTGGTAAGAGGACTATTCATATCAAGATCTTGCTTGTAGTATATTTTATTATTATGATACACAGCACTTACAGGACAGTACTGCTTTTCAGTACAAACAAGCGACTTCAAGTACTCATAAGAGGCAGAATGTATTTCGGGGAAGGGAATATCGTCTTTTGTCTTCATCAGCCGTTTGGCCTCATTCATTAACGATATCATATTGGCATCAGGAGCGATTGCGCCCTGACTCTTAGACTGAGCAAACAAAGAACCAGTAGCAGCGACTATCAACAAACCAATCAGTTTTTTCATAACGACTCCAAGTGATAACCAATTATACGATAACACGGATCAGGTATCAACTGGCCTTATTGTCTATTTGTTTGATTGTTTCGAAGTCTAAAGTACCAGTCACAAGACCATGCAATAGAAACTTATGGTACAACTCTTCTTCTAATTCCATTGCTTCCTGTTCCCATGGTTGTTCATCGTATTTCAAATTTCTGTACTTCATACCCCTCCAGGTATCAACAGGCTTTCCTCTTACAAATTTAGATTTCAACTCTTTAGTAGCATATTGCTTCAGATGTATCATCTCATGTGCAAGAGTAATCATCATGTGTTCAAATGTTAGTTTTTTGTTCAGTTCAATCTCAAAGTCATAACCATCATAATGCATGCAATATCCATCTGCTTTGCATTTCACTGCATTAATGTCCAAGTATATTTTATAATACTGATCAGGAACCAATTCGATTGCATAGTACGTTGCAGCTTGTTTGATAAGTTTAATCAATGCTCTATTCTTGAACTTCCTTGTTTTAATCTTCATTCTTTTCTTCTCTGAGAGCAATCATCGATACAATGATATCGGCAGGAAGATCAAACATCTTACACAAATAAATCCAAAAGTGTTTGATGGTAATTAGAACAGATGTTACTACAAATATGATTGTGAAAGAAAGTATGAAACTAACTGAATGAACTAAACGCATCTTTGAATTTGCCTTTTTCTGATTTGATTCTTAATCCAGAATCTGATTTGTCAAACACAGGGCCATCATCAACGATGTCTTGTTGAGCAGACTGTTCGACATCATACAGCTTCATCTTAGACTTGTCAACACCAACAACGAACCTGCGATGTTTGGTGGGATCACTGTATCTGTTCTTTAGTTGTTTGACCATAATCTGATTAAGGTCTTGCAATTCTTCTGAACTGATCAACGCAATCATAAAGTCAGCGGTCGCTGGTAGGCCGAATGATTCACTTGTATCTTCTAAACCTAAATCACTGCTTGTGAAGCCACTACGTGTTGTTTGAGTAGCTGTAACAATTGGAACATCAAACTCAACAGCAAGTCCTCTCAACTCCTCCGCAATCGCTTTAATGTATGTGTATGAGTTAACATTGGCACCGTACTTTAATCTTGAAGAGCTACAGATATTTAGATAATCGATGTATATGATTCTTGGCTTGAAGTTTCTTTTTACTTTCAGCTCATTCAACAAATGCCTCATGTGGCCAGCGCCAGCAGAAGCAGTTGGATACTCCTTAATGATCAGCTTACCCTTTGTATTACTAAGCAGTCTTTCCATCTTCTTATCATAGGAGTCACGAGGAAGTAAACCGAGCTCATCCAACGATACATTCAACAAGTTTGCATCAATACGTTCTGCAATCTTCTCTTCTGCCATCTCTAGTGTGATGTACAGTACATCCATACCAGCAGCAAGATTGGCAGCAGCAAAGTGACACATAGCAAGACTCTTACCAACACCAGTACCAGCCAAAATAACATTCAGCGACTTGTTAGGTAATCCACCTTTGGTAATTTGATTGAAGTAATCAAGATCAAAAGGAACCTTCTCTTCTTTTCTGTGATAGTACTCATACCGAGCAGCAGCATCTTCAAAGAAGTCGTGTCCGATATGTGAGTCAAATGATACAGACAATGCATCGGATAGAATCTGTGGAATAGCTCCCTTACCCAACTTATCCTTATCACTATCCAGAATCTGGATCGACTTCATGATCGCGTTGTAGATTGCCTTATCTTGACAGAACTTCTCAGTCTGATCAATCAACCAATCAATGTTCTCGTTTGGTTTCTCTTCTAATTCACCAACTAGAACGGATACATCACTATAATAGCTTGAGATCTCTTTATTCTCATCTAGCTCAATCAGCAATGCTTCCTTATTAGGAAACTTATTGTATTTGTTGACGAACTGATTGATTCCTTCATAGAGAGCCTTAATCGATCTCTCAACAAAGTACTCACTTTTTAGAAAGGGAATGGCCTTACGGCCATACTCCTCATTCGAAAGAAGGTTCGATAAAATTAACTTTTCAATCATGAAATATAGATACCGTAACTGTATTCTTTCTTAGCACACTCTTCTAATCTTGCAAGAATTTCATCTGTAAAGTAAAGCTCAGGATTATTATTGATCTCTTTACCAAACACCTTACGGCCGTCTGGTAACTCATAGCGAGTGGATACTTTTTTGATCACTTCATACTTCTCAGCAAGCTCTAGTAACCCAAAGTATCTGTCGAGACCTTTGTTGTAAGTAAGTAACACAGTTGCGTCTTGGTTTTCTTTGGAAAGTCTTGATTTGAAGGTTTTGATCTTGATTTGGTTTCCAATGATCTCTCCGTCTCCATCTTTCTCTTTCTTTTTGGAGAGCATAGCAATAGTGCTTGCTGCGTACTTGAGACCCGATCCACCGCTGATTTCTTTTGTCGGAACATATGAACCTACTACCTCATAAACGTGGTTTGTGACAAGCATAGGTACCTTTACCTTTGCCAACTTCAATGTCAGAACACGGAACGCAGCCTTGATCACTTGCGACTTCGTCATGTCTCTGGTATCCTTCCCTTCTAAAGAATCTTCCATCTCTTTAGAAGTAGAAAGCAATCCCAGACTATCAAGAACAAACATCATTGGTGGACGTTGGTCTGCTGGTTGTTTCTCATATGCTTCAAGCAGTTTAAGTGCATGTGTCTTAAACTTCTGAATAGTATCTGGTTCTGCAATAATGACACGAGCCGTATCAATACCACGTGACTCCATCATTCCCTTGGTGACTGCTGCCTCTGTGTCGTAGTATACGACTGCTCCGGTTGGGTTCTTGTCAAGGAAGGCTCTAACGATACCAAGAACGAAGAAAGTTTTACCAGTAGCGGACTCTCCTGCAAAAGCAGTAATCTTGTTATCAGGTATGCCACCATAGATGCTACCAGAGAGAAGAGCGTTGAGAATGTAGCTGCCAGTATCAATACAACCACCATACTCAGAACTAGCAGTGCCGTCAGCGGCCAAGTAAGTATCCTCATCATTCA